ATTCATCGCCGTTTTATTTTGCAATATTGGCTTAAGGAAATGATACATTATATAGTATATACAGAAATGGCAGGATTTACTAACGAAACATACCAGAAACACGATGACTACATGACACCCAAATCGGCATGGGACGACATTAAAGAGTTCATTCCAAAAAAGCAGATCTGGGAAGCTTTTTATGGAAATGGCGACAGTGGGACGTATTTGGCTGAACTTGGTTTTGATACTATTCACGAAGATGTTGATTTTTTTGATAACAATCTAGGAGAGGTTGTAGTAAGCAACCCTCCTTTTACGTTGTGCAAAGAAATATTAGCCCGATTGGTCGAATTGGACAAACCATTTATATTGATAATGCCGAGTAGCAAAATAAACACTCAATATTTTAGAAAGGTGTTTAGCGACCAAGATGAAAAGATCCAGATCATCATCCCACGCAAGCGTATTCAGTTCGTTAAAACTGTAAATGGGGTAATTCCAGAAAATTACAAAAGTGGATGTAATTTCGATTGCTTTTATTTTTGTTGGAAAATTGGATTGGAAAACGATATTACATGGTTAGAATAGTTAAAAAAAAATCTACAAATACTATAATGACCCAGCAAATCACATTATATAATGGCGATTGTATTAAAATAATGAAAGAAATCGAAGACGATAGTGTTGATATAATTATATCAGATCTACCATATGGGCGATTTAAACAGCTTGATTGGGATAAATGCATCGATTTAAAACAAATGTGGGTACAAATATGGAGGATTTCAAAGCCGACAACGCCTGTTTTTTTGTTTGGAGATTTTAAATTTGCTAACATATTAATAAACTCGCAACCAAAATGGTTTAAATATGAAATCGTATGGGAAAAGACCCAAGCAACCAATTTTTTTCATATGAAAAAGGGTTTTGGAATTAAAACTGAATACGTACTGGTTTTTTATAAAAAATTACCAACCTATAATTATTTAGAATATCACACGTTGGGAAAAAAAACGGCAAAAAGAATTCCATTTAATACGAACCTATTAGGGACAAAAACAAAACTGACACAAAGAAATACATACACACCATCGCTTCCTTGTAATATGTTTAAAACAAAAAATATCAATAATAAATTAATACCCAACATAACAGAAAAACCTCAGCCATTACTGGAACACTTATTAAAATATTTTAGCAATGAAAATGACATATGCTTAGATTTTTGTATGGGGTCGGGAAGTATGGGCGTCGCATGTAAAAATTTAAATAGAAAATTTATTGGCATTGAGTTAAAAAAAGAACATTATGACGTATGTATAAAAAGACTTATTTAAATATCTACAATAAGTATAATGGAGTATTTTAAATGCCGACATTGCGACGAAAGTTTTGAGTCACAAGCATCACATGACGGAAACAGTGAAAACCTTAACCAGTACATTAGGTTTCTAGGATTTTGTAAGCCAGATTGTTGGGATAAGCTAGACGAAGGAGAAAAAAATAAAGAACTGATGTTTGCATATATAAATGGTGATAGTCGAAAAAGAAACAATTTTAAAATAAACAAAAAAAATTAAATATTATATTGGCTTAAAGATTTCCTGGTTATAGTATATATAACAGAATGGAAGAGATTAAAAAAGAACTCGAAAAACGACCTGTAACCGAAAGCACTAAAAAGCTTTATGTTAAGAAGTTGGAAATGCTACGTGAAGGAATTAATGAACAATGGGCAGATCTGCCAGAAGGTTACGGATTTCTAACAGACACCGATAAGGTACTCGATTGGATTAGTCAATTCAAATTTGCTAAAAAAAAGAGCCTACTAAACGCCGCAATGGTGGGACTCTTTCCGTCCTCAAAAATGGTAATTCCTGAAAATGTAGAGTTAAATGATATGCAAGAGGCATATAAAATTTATCGTGATCTCAATCTTTCAATGGGTAAAGAAGACAAAAAGGCAAACATTGAGCAAATGAAAACATTAAAAGAAAGCGACAAATGGACTACCATGAAAGAATTAGAGAAGGTAAGAAACAAATACGCCCGTGAGTTGAAGAAGAAGGGATATACTCAAAAAACAACCGAATTTAAAAGCAAATCTGACAAGGAAACTCTACAGAAGCTTTTAGTCTCGTCACTATACACCACTCAACCACCACGGCGATTGGAATATGGTAATATGACACGTATAGATGAAAAAGATTATTTTAAATTAGATGCAAAAGAAAAAGAGAATAACAACTACATCGTTACAAAAAATCGTAATAAGAAATACTTTAGTTTTGGGGATGTAAAAGTGCCTGATCCAGACAATCGTGTTGTTAAAATACCGATAAACAAAGTTTTGAATGCTGTAATAAATACATGGTACAGTTTGACAGATGGCAGTTCATTCTTACAAAACTCAAGGGGAGAAAGACAAACCTCAAATGGATTGAGCAAGTTTTTAATTCAAAAGGTGTTCAAATCATTAGGCAACATTGGTGCAGGAATGATTAGACATATATTTTTAAGCGAAAAATATAAAAACGACACACCACTAAAAGACAAGGTAGAATTAGCCAAGCTAATGAATCATTCAGCGAACACTGCCGAGACGATTTATGTAAAGAAGGGATAAAATTGAAAATTTACTTAAACATATATTACTAATATTATGTATATATATAGATATGGAACATTTTATTAAAATTAAAGAATGCTATGAAAAAAATACAAAACCAGATCATGAATGCTTTTTATCACTTCAAACATATCTAGAAGATATTGAAATTCGAAAAGCCCTCAATGCTGAATGTGTATTGAAATACTCACAGACAGATCAAGGAAAACTTAAACGTAGAGAGGCACAAGCTAGATATTACAAACGCACACATTCTAAAAAAAACCAATTTGTAGAAGATAACAACATTGTTTAAATATAATACACAATATTATATTTTAAAAATGGCTTAAAGATTTGCTGATACATAATATTATATAATGAGTACGCAAGATAAAAATCTCACTAATAATGAAATGGACAGAAAGAAATTCAACGAGTTGATTAACATCACCAGAGTTAAATATTTGTTATCTTTAACCGACAATACGATAAGAAAGACGTTTTGGTCAAAAGAAGAGCAAGATTCTGATGGTGTAAAATGGGATTGGAAAACATACGTGTCATCGGTCAGGGAGTTTTTAAGAGATATTCTTAAAAAGTCAGAAGAAGAATATAGGGAATCTGGTAGATGCTATACGCATTTCATATTTGAAAGAAAATACAAATATGCAACCGGAAAAGACTACGGACGACTTTATACTAGGAAGTTCTCAATACAATCCCTACAGTATAGGCTACGCAATTTTTTGATAACAGGGCAAAACAAAAAACCGTTTTACACTGATCTAGACATGGAAAATGCACATTTTTCGATTTTATACGGACTTGTTCAGAATTACAANAAAGACAAAGATGGGGATGATATATTAGATTGCAGATTACTCAAGAAATATGTTCTTAAACGCNAAGAATGCTTTAAAAAATGCGATTTCACAAAAAAGGAAGCACTGATATTATTGAATAGCGATACAATCACACACAACAAGAAAAATAAGAACTCGTTTTATATCCAGAGTTCAAACCCACAAACATTGAAGCAGAAATTTCTGGTAACACTATACGAAGAAATAAATAGCATTAAAAACACCTGGTTTTTGGATAATGACTTTGAAAAGTACAAGGGTGGTTTATCTGATAAGAAAAACCCAAAATCATCATTTCTAAACAGGATAATGTGCGACAATGAAAGTCAATTATTGCAGAAAGCGATCAAATTTCTAGAAGAAGATGAAGGTAATAAATGTATTATTCCTATGTTTGACGGATTGCTTATTAGCGGAGATATGAAATGTTGCACAAAAAAACAAGAAAAGCTAATTATCAATGATCTGAATGAGCTAACTAAATCATCATTTGGGCATTCAATCAACTGGGTTGTAAAACCAGTAAAGGATGATGCAGATGTTGATCCTGAAGACATTGAAGACGCAATTGAAAATTGTGATCTATACATGGTAAAAAAACACGACTATGAACGAACTAGATGCTTTATTAGAAAAAGTGGCTCATATCAAACACAGTACAAGGATAAAGACAATTCATATACATGGATTCATTACCCCAAGAACCAAATGGAGGAAGACGGGGCGAACCAACCTTGTATCGATTTTAAAGGCAAACCATCTAATGTTTTCATAGAGTGGAGAAAAGACACTTTGAGGAGACAGTACGAAGACATTGATTTTATCCCGTATAACCCACGAGAACCAGTTAAATGTGAGCATATTTTTAACACATTTGAGGGCATGAAGTTTGATTATAATCAAAATTATTCTCAAGATGAACCAAACACACAACTGAAGGAATATTTATTAAACACGTTAGCTAATGGGGATGAAAAAGTGTATGAATATCTATATTACACACTAGCCCAAATTATTCAAGAACCAAATGAAAAAACAGGAGTTGCCACAATATTGACAGGCGAGGAAGGTGTTGGTAAAGACACAATAATATACCTGATTCGCAAACTTCTTGGTAGCAATTATGTATGCGCTACTAATCGCATGGAGGATATCACTCCTAAGCGTGGAGCATTCAATATGAAGCTCAAAGATAAAATAGTGATTGAGTTCAATGAAACCACGGGTCGAGATGGTAATGATTACATGGAGCAATTAAAAGATTTCATCACTCGTGAGGAGAACGATATACGGGAGTTATACAAAGCACCGTACAAGCAAAAACAGATTTCGAGACTGTTTTTGTTTGGTAATGGATTAAACCCGATTACAATGAAAGACGGGCAACGAAGATTCATCTGGATTAAAATCAATGGTAGTCGTAAAGGAGACGTTGAATATTGGGATAAACTTTATTCAGATTTTGATAGTAAAAGCTGGATAAACGATATTGGTAATGAATTGCTAAATGTCGATTACGGGGACTATTTCAAAAAGAGAAATTTTCCAGAAACTGAAGTTATGAAACAGTATTATAAATTAAACAGACCCAAAGAAGTCGATTTCTTATATAATGAAATTGTACAAGGCGAAGCTAAGAAATCTTGCAAGATCATAAACACCGGAGACATTACATATATTGAGACGGCAAAATTGTACCAGTTGTTTCAAAACTATTGCGATAAGAATTCGTTGCCCCTAACATTTGAAGGACGTGCATGGAGTTCGTTGCATTTCAAAAAAATGATAGAGCAATATAGTGGTGTAGAAACGAATAAAATGCGAACGTTCAAAACTAAGAACGGTAATATCTCAAAACGGATGTTCAAATTCGATAAAATATTATTGGGAGAGGCATTGAATAAACGACACAATTTCGACCAAGAGCTTGACGAAGAAATTATTGAACTAATAGATGACAATATAATTATCCAAGACGATAGTGATGATGAGCTAGATCATTTTTAATCTATCTTCTTTTCCAATTCAACCAACCTTTCATTCATTTTTTTCCAATCTCTAATAAATATATCACTAATAAAAGTACCCGTTAGACCCATCAAATGCACGGGGTTTTGGTGATTTAATTTTTGTTTATCAACTACTTCCTCAGCCTTCACACTACACAATCCTAAAATATAAGAACACAGTTTTTGAGCCTCTTGTATAATCTGATCTTTTGTATGTTCTTCTTTTGTAAGATCAGCTAAAACTTTTTCGTCTTTTGTTTCCATATATATATATGTATTATATTTTATTTATGATTTTATACGCTTTTTCTTTTTCTTTTTTATTGTTTTTTTTGAGGGTTGTTTCATACCTTCAAAAATATCAGTCTCATTTAATTTTAACCTAGAACTATCTTTATGATCGTCATTTAGTTTTTCCATGATTTTATTAACTGGACATATATTTTTTTTCTCTGTGACTTTTGATTTATCTGAGAACATATTTAAATTATACATAGAAAAAAAAATATATGTGTTATTTATATATGAGCATTATCTGTTTATCGTCAAGAGGATTATCCGATTCACCCGCCAATTACTCAAACTATTTTGGAGGCAGGGGTGTCCAATTTCCAAAAAATAGCGAAGTATGTTTAGTAGGCGGAAGCGTTCAAAAACACCAGCAAGGTGGTGTTATTTTAAATATTACACCAGAAACAAACACCATGGCAATCCATTATGGTACTACTGGATCAGCAGTAGATGACAATCTTTTTAGGGATGATGTAATTGTGGTAGATCCAATTTCGTCGGATTATACAGATGTTGCTGAACGTATAGAATTATCATTAAAAAAACAGATGTCAATGTCACCCCTGCGTTATGGCGGTACATCGACAATTGTTGTTGCGACTGGTTGGACGTTTGAGTTGGATATGTTTGAATGTCGTAACACTCTCCCAGGGTATTGGGGAGCGCCAGAAAACTTACCGATTGAATCACCCTTAACGTTGGTAAATGGGGCGTCTAGCACAAGAGTAACACCTACAGCTGGTACTACTTGTTGGGCAGAAGATACCAGAAAATTATGGAATACAGACAATAATGCTACCGCAGGAAATTTTGCAACTCAACTAGAAGGTGCAAAATTTAGCTTTGTATGGGCTACAGGAGTCCCTGCTAGTAATTTTGAGGGTATGCAAGGCGGTATCGTTACCGGTGACCGACTAGTAGATCCACAAGATCCTGGTTCATGGGTAAATTGTCCAGTTGAGGACGATGAAGATAATCCAGATCTTGGAGCTTTTCAACAAAGAATCGATCTTGGTTATGAAATTAAAGGTCGGGCTATTGAAATATTTAAAAACACATTTGATAGTACTGCAGGATACACACGGAGAATAGTGGGTACAATCGCCGTACCAGTAGCTGGGGCTGATCAACTGATCACAATTCTGTTTAGACCCTGTGTTGCTGGTACTAATGCCGGGTGGGAAGTTGCTACAAAAATTGCAGGTGCGGCATTCGTGGGCTTACCTCGCATACCTGGTACTCCAAAGGGTGGTAATTTTCCAATTGGTCTATATAACGGCAATGCAGAAGGTTATGGAGTTGGCTTGAACGCTGTCCAATTTTGGGGTAAAAATAATGATATCATGGTTGAGATTGCAGGATGTTATGATGACGACGACGCCAATGCGACCGCAATAGCACCAGCTAAACGGTTTTTTAATCGAATGGTTTGGGGCTTTTCCTATATTAGTGATGATTATATGACATCTTCGTTACAATACGACTTTAGGCGATTATGTCAAACACGTTGTCAGATAGCTCAAGCACTTGGTTTTTATCCCGGCGGCGTCGTTATAGTAGCAAATTCTTCGACAGGAGTTGAGTCAGATAATGGAACGGCTAGGTGGAATCAACACGATGCACCTTTTTGCATACAGCTGCCTAATTTACCAATTACAGGTTATCTAGGTGGTGGCAGTAGTATAGCCGGCGGAGCAACGGCTTTGCCCATCCTCGGCATTATCGACGGATATTTGGAGGGTGACAACCCAACTAATTCAGTTTATGAACCATGTAATGAGAATTGGGTGAGACTTATCAACCAGGATAGTTTTATGGTAAATGAGATTCAGGTGAGAATTACCGACCTGTATGGGATCGTACCCCAATATTTGGATAACCCCACTCATATCTGGATTAAAATACGTTCTGGTTCTGGTTTAGAAAAGATATAAGGGTAGTTGGGTGGGTTCTCTCACACTTCTGTTTATTGACAATATATATAAAATTTACAATATAAAAAAAAATTGACAACATTGACAAGTTTGACAATTTCGACAGCGAATAAGTCTCGTAGAAAAAAGTTTGGTCGCCCCGGGGGCGCACACTTAAAAAATTATGAAGGTTTTTCGCCGTCGAAATTGTCAAACTTGTCAAACCAAACATAATGTATCACAAGGGACACCCTCCCACACTACTATTCAAGCCATATATCTAAAATAATCAATGTATGATACATAATATCGAAGCGTTTTTTACAGAATTATTTACAATAATATAAACTATTTAGAGAAAAAAAAATATCTGTAAATAGTATATGGACAAATACAAAAAATTTGATGAAAATATAGATATTTTCCCAGACGTCAGCATAGAGCCTGTAGAAGATCTACCACCCTTCGGCGAGACTAAGGTGGAAACACGTCCTCAACCAGTTAGGAGACAGGATAATGACATATTCAACACAGGATCTAACCCAGTGGAACAAGAAGAAGAACCNCCAACGATAATCATAGATGAACCTACTGAGATAATTAATGATCTACCNGATCAGATGGAAACTATAGATAAACCAAAAAGAAAGGGCAGAGGACGGGCAAAAAAGAAGTATGATGCTAAACCACGTACAGAAAAACAATTAGCTGTATTAGAAAAGGCAAGAATAGCACGAAAAAAAAAGGCAGATAAAAAAAAAGAAGAATTGGAATCAAAACAAAAGGCAACACAGCCAGTAAAACAACTACCAGTAATCGAACCAACCATTGACAAACTGGTTAATACTAATACCATAGCCAAAGAAACCACACAGGAAGTAAGAAAGGTATTACCGCCGCCAAAAAGCATAAATGATTATGATACTTTTTGTGACTACATGAACAAGTATAACGCCAACCGTGTGCAAATGGTTTCAGCTAATGATCAATCACATCCCAATAAATTAGTTAAAAAAAATCTACTGCCACGACCTCCTCTAATTCCCAATCCTAAAAATAATGTACAAAAAATAAAAAAACCAGTAGAAACAATATTAAAACCGGCAAATATTTATGATCCAAATTATGCCTTAAACATGCTTACCAATCGACGGACAACTTCAAGATTTAAAGATCCGTTTTCAAGGTAACTAATCAAATCTAACGACAAACATGCCGAACTCATCTACTTCGTGTTTTTTTTTTATGATCTCTTTATGTATTTTACCATTTTTTGTAAGACGTTTATTCTCTTTGATAACACAATCATTAACATCTTCTTTTAACTTATAATAATAATCATAATAGGAATCGGTTTTTGATAAGTGAGACATTTTATAAAAAGTATGTTTATGTAACGAATTTGTAGATGTAACTTCACTATCAAATCGTATATTTGTCAATGGAACTATCAGGGGTTTCCTTTTTTTATAATAATAAAACCTGACCCACTCATCTGGATCTGCATGTTTATGTGAGTATTTTTTTTTTACTTTAGGATCGCAATAAATACCTAAGCTTGTTAGAACTGCTTTATCTCGATTATTCATGTAGATATATACTATATGTGCATATAATAAAGTGATAAAAAACGGAAAAGAAAATATTGGTATATATAAATGAGTGACACAGATGACAAATTTAAAACAGCCCCAATGGATGTTAAAATTCTACCGGTAAAAGAACCTGAAAACTTCGTTAAACCAAAAGTTAATATTCACCCAATGATTCCAAACCCATACAATCAAGAATTAATCTTAGTTATAGGTGGGATTAGATCAGGAAAATCTACAATAATTGCAAATTTTCTTCATCAGAAACAGCTTTGGGGTGACATATGGGATGATGACGTCACAATCATTAGTAATACTATAAAAAATTGTGCCACATCAAGATTTAACTTAGAACGGTGGGGCAATAGTTGTTACGAACTCTACGATGATTCAATTATACATAATTTAATCAAAACACAAGAGCTAAAAAAATCTACTGGACATGATAAAGGTTTTTGTTTGCTATTAGATGATATTTGTGGTTCAATAAGTTCAAATGCTAATTCTAAAAAGGGACGTGCTGTAGTAGATTTTAGCACCAGATTTAGACATTACACAACAAGAGGAAATCCTGTATGTATTATATTAGCAAATCAGAAATTTAATGACATTAGTACAATTATGCGAGTCAATACTACCGCCGTATTTATATCTGGAGCAATCAAAAATAAAAAAGAGCTACAAAGCCTGCATGACGAATACGCTGATTGTGTTGGTGGTTCTCAAAAATGGGATGAAATGATTAAACGAAATCAAGAAAAACCATATTCATGGCTATATCTACGTATGAGTACCTCGCCATGTGAGGCATATTTAAATTTTAAAGAAAGACTTTTTTAAAAAAAATATAAACATTTATTATATAAATGCAAAGTCGTTATTCAAATGAGTTAAATTCTTTTCGCCAATCAATCGAAGCACGAACCCAACAACACAAGAATAAAATCGATGCAGTAAATCAAGCGTTGGGATTTAAAGCTGACAAAGTTTTTGAAAATGCTAAAAAATTATCAGACGCCGGCGGAAAGCTCGTTGAAGCAGGTATTGGTGTCGCTGGAGTTGCTCCAGCTCTAGGTAAATATGCACGTAAGGGTTTGACCAGATATGCACAGTTTAAAAACTCAGCACAAGACGCTGTTGATAAGGTTACTGGTAAAGTAGAGGGTAAAGTAGAAAATGTTGCAGAAAATGTAGAGGGTAAAGTACAACAAGGAGTTGATAATATTTCTGGAAAAGCTTCAGAATTAAATCCCGGCGAGTCGGTTGATCAGATCGCCGCACGCATGAAACAACAGACTTTTGATGCCCAGAATGCCCGGGATAGCGTACCTGCAGAAGAAAACACAGGAGGAGCTAATCAAAGTGTAGGGGGAGATGCTGAGCAGGCACAACCCTCGGGAGAACCACGCTTTACTAATACCGAGGGCAAGGCGGATGACGATATGGATGCAGAAGAGGGGTCTGCATTTGATGAAAATAACCCTACGGCNCAGGCTGAACAGTTAGATCAAAATATAACTAAATTACGAACGGGAGGACTNGGAGGAGAGGGAAAACCNGCTCAGGTANGATATAGCGAACAACTTAAAGATTCATCAACCGACGAAACTACGGATACAACTGCTGAAAATACTGCAGATACAACTGCTGAAAATACTGCAGATACAACTGCTGAAACTACTGCCGACAATACAGCCGACACACTTGTAGATACTACTGCAGACACAGTAGCCGACCTTACAACCGACACGGCTTTAACTAGTGCATCCGTTGGACTAGAGGAAGGTGCGGCAGCGACTTCCTGGTTAGCCTTTTTGGGCATTCCGGAGGTGCTTGCCGCAATCGGCGCAGTAACTGGGGCAGTATCGGCTGGTTATGGGATAGCCGACGCAGTCAAAGCCGGAAGCGCAACAACTGCCGCAAAAGCACTGCCAACAACAGTAGCAGACACTGGCACGCAAGTAGCTGGTCAATATGTTACCCCAACAATGGATTCAGTTTCATAAACGTAATTTTTCACATTTAAAAAAGAATATTATAAATATTATCTTAATAGTAATTATAATATGAGTAAAAACTTTGAGACGATTACCAAATCAATCAACTCCGTTCGCAACACTGTTTATAGTGCTGGTGACGTAATTGAGATCGATTTACCAGCTACAGATGTAGCCGTGATTAATCCACGTGGTACAAAGATCAAATTTAACTTAGAAATGACTTCTACCAACGCCTGCACTCAACCAGACGGTACAGCCGGATCGTGGAGTATCATCAAGAATCTGCAGATTTTCGACCTGAACACGAATACATTATTGGAACAGATCGATGAATGTAATCATTTGGTTTCTATGTCAAAGCATTTTAGTAAAACGCCGTCAATTGTTAATAATTGGGAATTGCAACATGGGCAGTGTCCAAATTTTCGACCATCGTCACTTTATTACACTCAGCAAGGAGCGGTCGGGTTGGTTCAAAATAACAAAGTAGAATGCGTGTTAGATCTACAGGTATCGGGTTTATTGAAAAGTAAAGCGCCATTGTTTCCCAATATTCTAGTAGGTGGGATTCGGATTAGAATAACTCTAGAAGACGTTGCACGTTCGATTACAACGTACCCATGTGCTGAATTGCTCCCTAGTGCAACAACACTATATCCAGAGGTTTATGCTCAGGGTACTGGAGGGGGTCGAGTACTCACAACTGCTGCAGGATCACCAGCTCCGCCTCCAAACAGTTATTTTGATCTTAAAACGGCATTAGTAGCGGGTGCTGTTACGGTATTGGATATTGATAATACAGCCGTCGCCCCAGCTATACCATTCGATCGAACGAATGATTGCCAGATTAAAGTGGGTCAGGCTCTTTGTATTTGGGATACATTAACAGGCTTAACAAAGCGTCTGGGGCTAGTTACTAATGTAACAGATCTTGGTGGAGCGTTGGGTCTCAGAGTAACCATCGTAAGCACCGTAGTTATTGATTATGCAGTTAATTCTAAAGTCTGGATAGCGATTGATTCACTAGAAGCAGGTTATCAGGTATCTAATTTTGAGTTACTTGTTTCAAGTGCAGAAATGGCGACAGAAGACCTTAAAGACATGGTTGCTAAGTCCTCAACAAGTGGAGGCATGAATGTGGATTACAAAAGTTGGAATCTATACCGTAATAATCTACAATCTGGTGTTTCCAATCCACAAATTACTTTAGACTGTACTGAACGCCGAGCATTGTCACTAGTTCAAATGCCTTATAACCCAAACGCCACCCTTGGGCAACCACGCCCGCCTATGCGAACTATTAACGATGAAGGACTGAATTATTCTTACACTATTGCTAATCGAAATACTCCGTCAAGACCTGTACCCATCACACGCGTAGCCAGTAATGTTGCATTGGCGTTTGATGCCATTCATGGGTTAGAGATCGAAAAAGCAGTTGAACGGTGCGATATTGCTCCTCGATTCGTATGTGACAACAATAACTATTTTTGTATTGGAAGGGCATTGAGTCGTAAAGAACACTCGTTTAATGCAAATTCAAACAATATCAGGCTATCGGTGCTTTATAGNACAGCNCCTACCGCAAATCTAGTAAGCAAGGTATTGGAAAGTCAATTATATCATATACGCCGACTAAATATTAGTAACGGACAAGTAAGAGTTACTTATTAAATAATGTTTGTGTATATTAATGAAATTATCCAGGAGGGTACGCATGAAACTTATTTATAGAGGATCTAAAAAATCCACTATAAATAAAATTAAAATCAAGCATTATAATATATGTCAATTGCTTCAGTTACTAATTTTGAAATTGCTCCGCTAAATCAGTCTAGTGGGGTTGGTGGTAATACTTTCTCATACCGTAATGGTAATCCCATCATTACCATTCGAATCCCTGCTACTGCTATGTATTTGATGACCTCCAGTTGTAGGCTGAATTATGTATTAACGGTAAAACAGAGCGACGGAAATCCTGCAACAAACAGCGACCTAACTGCTGCGGGGAATCAGATCTTAATGTCTGATCGTATCGGTAATAATTCAATAATCGACTCTATTAGTGTATCAACGGGAACAAATAGTAGTATTGAACAATGTAGGTCATACGGAAGACTATTGGCGTCTAGCATTCCAGCTACATCGGGGTGGAACGAGTACAGCACACATTTAAGTCATTGGTTTGGCGGAAGTTGTAGTTCAAATTTAGATGTTACCGCCAAATGCTTAAATAAACCAATTCAATGTTCATCTCCGTTGCTTACTGGAGTACTCGGAAGCGGTCAAAATATACCCCTAGGCGATATTAATGGCTGTGGTGCTTTGATAATCACAATTCAATTGAATTCAAACAACCAGGCACTTTTTTCATCTGACAATGCGATGGCGGGAGCATATTATGAAGTAAGTCAGGTATCCATGTCAGGGAAATACGGAATACCAGTAGGTGGGTCTCTGCCGCCGATTAAAAACATCCGCTTTACAGCCTATCAGAGTTATTACGACGTAATTAACAATAATGATGCCACTTTGTCGATCGACTCAAGATTATCGGCTGTATCTAGTATTTTTAGTAATATATTACCAACCACTTCCATTCAGAATTTTAGTCAAGATTCATACCAAACACCGTCCTTCGCAAATCAGGTAGCGGGGGATTATGTAACACCCACCCCAGTACGAACAATTAATTTCATGAGAGCAGGTATTAAATACCCTCTACAGTTTCAAATCGATGAAACTTCACTTAGACAGGACACTACGGCAGGTGGTGGCGTGTTTGGTGCTAAATTGAATTCTTTTGATGCATTAAGGCAGAATTATTTTCAAGACGCTGTAAGGCTCACTAGAAGCGATATTGATTCGTTGGCAGGTGCTAGGTCAGAGGGGACACTATCATACTTTAATAATATTCTCAACGACTCACCAGCCCAAGCAAGGTTAATCACTTTTCCTTCAGCGCCGCTTATGGGTCGGTGTTTTGGGATTGGTATTCGTTATGATCAGGCTGGAGTGGGGGCAAGTGCTAGTTTCCAGTCCTCTCCGTATTCTATTAGAATCACCACGGGACTGGATGGTATTTCGCCAACCTCTTTATTCACATTTTTCCAGTACAGTACTATCATGACGCTAGGGGACAACGGAGTCGTTAATATTTCATCTTAGTGTAAATAATAATGAATTTTAAAAAACAACAGTATATATTTTTATATTTATTAATAATATATAATGCTAAACGGAGTAGAACAGCAATCTCAACGAGTGGAAACTGATATTTTAAATTGGACTTCATTTCAGGATACGGGGATCGGGGGAGAGGTAAATTTCACACTTCCTCGGAAGGGGATTTTGGCGGGCGAATTTGTTTCATTACAGTTGTCATTACTAAAAGGAACTGCAACTAATAAAATGCCCATGTGTGTCGGTATTTTGGGCTGTATTGAAGAAGCAACGCTCTTTTATCAAAATGAGGTTATACAGAGTACTCGGTTTGCAGGATTGAGGAATCGCCTGATGAATCTAAAAGATGATCCAGATATTCGTAGCCAAAAGCATAATGTGGAGTATGGGGCATTTGATCTTATGGATGTAAGAAACGGCAAAAACGGGGCTTTAAACCTTCCCGGTCAGTTTTTTTACGATGGAAACCAGGTTGGACTCGAACTAGATAATGTTGGCATAGGTCAGGCAAATATTCAGACTTTTAATAATGCCGATCGTGAAGCTCAGTTTGATGCAGGAACAACCGCCGCAACTACGGCAAATTATAGAATCAAACTATCTCAACTATTTCCAATTCTAACACAGATTGATCTCCCTCTGGGATTAATGAACGGTCAATTTACTATCCGTATTAGATTTTCGGACGATGTTATTGGAAATCGTTGCGTGCCTAGTTCCACATGGACTGATGCAAATCCAACCGTAGAGACAGCTCATGCATTCGTACCAGATAATCGTATTGATCCCGATACATGTAATTTGTGCGTGGATTATATCTACTATGACAATGAAGAAGGCAAAACAAATCCCTACGATCTTCTTGCCGCATCAATTGCTAAAGGTGGTTTAGAATTAATTTACACTGATCTCGTAAATATTCAAATCGCAGCGCCAAATCTTGCGGCACAGCCAGCTGCCTCAACCGATATAGTTATTTCAAATCGACTAAATATTAATAACCAAGTCGTTCGAAATCTGCTTATAGCCATGCCAAGGCAGATTACAACGACCGATTTAACTCTTGGCGGACATATGAATCAAGTACAGGGAAGATACGAATCCCTGGCATCTATGGGTATAGAGAGGCAGGGAACTCTACAGCTACTTGTAAATAATCTACCAATTTTTGTAAATCCATTAAATACTGATTCTAAAATCTACACAGAAATATCTGCTGCACTCGGTACTACTCTCAAAGTCAATCAGGGATGTACATCGTGGTTCAACCAGCAAGAACAGGTAGGGGCGGCGGTTGGCATAGATCCAACCAATAGTTATCAAATGACTTCTACACCTACGGCAGGTGGTGTTGTATATAGACTAAACGGATTTGCATATGGTAAATCTACATCATGGTCAGAAGACGCCGCTGGAGAGGTATATGCATCTGGTTTGTGTGGAACAGAGGGTTATATGGGCATTGACCTGTCTCACACAAAAGAGAATGTAGTAGGGGCAGGATCTTCGGTTGGAACATCACCCTTAGAGCTTATAATTACAAAAGTAGCGACCACACAGGAGTATCATGCTCAGCAAATTATCGTCTGGGCAGAATGTGAGAGGATTATGCGTATATCTAACGGTGAGCTTTTTGTAAGTGGTTCTTAAATTTTTTTATCAAATGGTATATATATAATTATTAATATATCAATTATATATATATGAATGAAGCTTCAAATCAAATACCCAAAATGCCACCAATACAGACAACAGAAACCTTTTTATTAGAATGTTCAAGGTCAAACTCTATCATCGATAAATCAGCTTTCAAACTACAAGAGGGGGAGTCAAATGCCACATGGATCAATTCAAGTAGCAATTTTCAAGTGAGGAAGGGCGATATGATCAGTATTGAGATGATCGCATTGAATCTTGCTCAAACTACCACCCCAATGGAATTTACAGGGGAAAATGTAGTTTTAGAAGGAGCAAATACAAAACCATATGTTGATAATAAAGTCTTGCTGGAAATAGGTTATTATATCAATAATAATCAAACCTATACCAATAATTTGCCGTTTTTCCTATCAAACGGTATAAATGATATGATCACTCCAGCGGGACTGCCTGAGCCAGTTCGAGCCGTAAATGCTCAAAAAATATTACCATTTCCCGATAGCACAGCAATAACAGAAGCAGACGATGGGTTATATCCAGGGTATGGTATGGGTTTTGGATGCAAATTTAATAATACAATCTTGGTTGCCGGTGCATTCGTTAGTGCTTTTCAAAGACCAAATGTAAATGTTGAGTCTCATGCCAATAGTTTTCGAATAGTATGCTTTACAGCAAATGACTATTCTACTGTTTTACCAAATCCATTACCAGCTGGAACTAATGCTTATAGCGTAGTGTTAGAAAGGTACTCTGTAGCCGAGGTAGTTCCGATACCAGCTGCTCAGCCGTCTAAGACTTGTAATATTAGTACCTTTTTAAAATGGAAAGCTCAAGTTTTTGTTGGATTGGGATTAGACGAACCATGTTATGGAAAAGTTGGTATGAATATGGCATTTGCTCTAGACGATACAACAGTGGGTTTTTCACAAAAAGAAATCGTTGATATTCGTGCTTCTACGTCCGACGCACCCCATCAAGATGATCGACGAGTACAAGTTTGTTTTCCACAAGATCATACAGGATTTCCTAATAGTGGTGGAATAGGGGCTTTCATACAGCCTATAACAGCGGGCAGAGCAACGTGCTTTACTACTCCAGATATTCGTTATTCTGATATATTCAGAAGTCAAGGAATGACATCTTGGAATGTTACTAGCAAGGCGTATCAAACTCCGGCGACAGAACCAAATGAACAATATACACAATCAAGACAAGATTCAGGAATAACGGATTTTTTTAGCAACGGAATTCAGGGCTTTATCACTCCCCCCCAGCCTCCATTTGCTACTGTGCCACGACCGTTAAATTTAGCGTATGAATATACTGGTGGCGAAATGACTTTTTTAAAAAAAGGAGGTATCGGATCAGCCAATCGCCTACAGGGTACAGATAATTTGCCGTATGTTATGACAAGAAATGATTTTATGAATGGTAAGGTAAAAGCAAATTGTGAAAAATTGGGAAGATATGAAACTTTCACCCCAGACCTGAGACCACTCACTTCTTTTATCGAATTAGAAGCTACCGATTTATTGATGGATGCAACCGCATTAGCTGCTAAAATCAACGAAAAGTTGCATCAGTCTCTACCCTCTGTAGGAGAGAACTCTGACGATATAAATCAATATCATACAAATGTATATGGTTTCACTCGTAGATATAAAAAATCATCTCAATTATTGCCCTACAATAACTATGAAGGATATTATCCAAATCATTGTTTTACTCAACAAATACCAGATGCCGAACAATCAAATCCACCCGCTACAAATGAAACCGGTTATAAAGATTTGACATATCTAAATACCCAGCTCTGGAATTCACTGGATACATACTTTGCAGGCGGTTGTAAGCAAGTCATCGTAGCTAACTATCAACCAGGATTCAATAAAATAGATTTCCCTGGATATAATGCAAATTTATATTTAGATATGAGTGAGTATGGAAACCAACCTATTATTGAACGTGCAAAAATAGGATCAACATATCCCAGTTTTGAAACCACGTATTTACGTACATGTAAAAAGCCACCTGATTGGTTTGGAGACTCATGTAGTTGGAATAATGTAATTGATGGCAACAAGGGTTATAAAGATATTTTTAAAGCAATGTGGGGCGACTCTTTTAATCGAATACCGATATGGGACGGAAATTCACGGGCAGAAATAGGAACGCATCAGGGAGCTACCAGCAGGAATTTTACCATGCCCGTTATACTAAACACACAATTGCAAAATTATGGAGCAGGCGGACAAATAGTATATCCGAGTACATATTTTGATTTAGCTAGTTTCGATACAACTTTATTAATAAAAAACCAAATGATTTTTACAAATATCTATTATAGTGAGGAATCGCTTAGATCCACCGAGTACATTGAGGTTGCTGCTAAACCAGATTGGGGTTCTTCATTCGACGCTTTAAGACAAAAACTAGTCGAAAAGCAGAGAGATTACGAAATATACATTAATACGGCAAATAAAGCGGCAGATAGTCAAATAAAACAGCAACAGGATACACTTGGGTGGGCGGTTGAACTGGATTTAGGGATGACTGACGATTTTTTGACTACTAAATGGTCAGATATTGATATTTCACAAGACTCCAGACCAATCGAAGTAAATTGGTGTAAAAATAGTTTAAATCCGCCCTCGTCATCAGCTGGTTCGTATCCTAATTTTTATACAGATTGGGGATTGACGCCGTCTTTGTCTTCTCCATGGTTTGGTTCTGGATCTGTTATACCGCAGCAAAAACCCCCCGCTGTGAATGGAGTCCCTCTATTTGATTGGAATAAAAACCAAGCAGTAACAAGACCAGTCGGTAAAATTCAAATGCAATCAAGATTTGATCCTGATTGGCTAACGACAAGTAACACCGGAGGAGAGCCACTATATCCCAATAATGATTACCCACAACTGCCAGTTTCCGCTGCTTTAAACGATACTCAATGTAGTTTTATTAATCCAATAAATGGAAAACCATACGCAAGTGATGAATGGAGTCGAAAAAATAATATGGGAGTTTATCCCTATCAATATACAGATGTCGATGGTGTGAATCATATTTTTTCAGCCTTTCGTGTGGCAATGCCCTATAAAGCGGCAGATAGTGCTACAATAAATAGTCAAATTACAAATACATGGCGTATAGGACGATTACAATGGGGTCTTCGTTTTGGATACTCGCCTAGTAGTTATGATAACTACCAGGTAACTCCTATGAATCCAGATCTGAAACCGATCAAAACACCGTCGGCACAATGTTACAACAATGGGTCAAGTATTGGGGCAGAGATGCCTGTAAATTATGGATTAATTCAAAATACAAATTCATACATAGCCATCGGGGCTGACAACCCAACTTTTAGATACGATCCAACAAAATCTAGAATGGAATTTTTACAAACCTATAAAAACACGCAACTATCTCAATTTAATGCAACAGGGCAAGCGGGATCGGGAACATCACCACCAACCGATTTACCAGGATTAGGAGAAAATGTATCGATTTTTAATGATAAATGTCCTGATGCAGTATATAGCCCTAATGCAGACGCATTGCCTATCCCGTTGCCTGTACCGCCTGTTTGTGTAAATCCTTCTGGTGGGTCAAAAGAGCTGAATCAAAATCAAAGAAGTGAAGAAACTGGTATTTTTATTTACAAAATATGGTTACCAAATGAGGATTGGCGTTCGCCCAGTGATATAAATCTTTATTCGTATTGGTCTCATGATGAACCAGATGGTCAAAAGTTTGAAGCTCCGCCGGTAGCCCCAGACTATAATATACTACCAAATTATCAAATGGGAAAACAGCTTCCAGACGGTACGTTTGCCCCACCTTTCAGATGCCGAGATAATCAAGATAATACAGAAAATAACAGAGAAGAAATAATTAAAAATTGTATTGAAGCGACGGCACTCAACTGGCGTGGGTGTCTATTATCGAAACTTGGTTTCACAATAGAACAATTATTACCGTATCAGGGGCGTCAATACAATAGGTATTCAGTTAATGGTTACAATAACCCGCAACCGGATCTAATAGTTACTGAGAACACGAAACCATTGATCTTAAATTGCCAGTCCAATATTACATTAGATCCAGCGTTTGCTATCAATTATGCTGTAACCACAACAGAACAAGATGACTTAATAACAAATTACCCACTAGTACCTGCATACACCACAAGCACGCCCCAGCCACCGCTAGAAACAGTAATACCGGCGATCCCTTCGTATATTCAATACACGCCCCAACCTGATTTAGAAACCGTAATGCCGGCTGTACCTGCCACTAGCACGGTTTATAATTATGATACGGAAGGCTACAATGTCCAGCTTATAGCTGGTGATGCTATAACAACCTCACCTGTCGAATCTAATCGAACTATCAACCTAAATAATTATGAGTTCTATATGAACTTTAAAGATGATGGTTTGGGGGCTGTCGCATTTGGTGTTACTGGAAATTACACAGATTACAACGACAGGAGTATAACGTTTGATGCTGGCGCTAATAATTACATTTGGGTACGTTTTAATGAATTTAATTTAGAACAATCATCTGCTACAATGTACGACAGAGCCGGTATTACCGCTACCGATACGTTAGGTGAATTGCATTTGGGATTAGCAAATTTGAACAACACGATAGCACCAGTTTTATCTCCACTATTTTATGCCTCTGGTACGACTAATCCAATGCCGGCAGTATGGAATGCATCAAACGTCGGAGGCGGTTTTTCTGTCGGCTATATATTACCAAACAAAAGCAGTGGAACTGATACCGAGGGTAACAATTTTGTAACTCATGTTGGGACGTGGTTTCAAATCCAAGCTCGTTACATGCGGTTTTGGTTTCACTCAGATTCAAGTGTCCAGATGTCAGGATGGGACATTGACATTTGTATTGAGAAACGAACAGCTGCAATACCCAGTTATATCGTATATACACCCCAGCCTGATCTAGAAACAGTGATTCCAGAAGTGCCTTCATACATCGAATATACTGGAGTTCCTGACCTAATCACTAATTACCCTGAAGTCCCCGCTTATTTTACTACTGAACCCCAGCCGGATCTGTTAGAATTAGACACGACTTTGAGCGGACTGCCGTCGTACGGTTTGGGGTTTCAAAATGGGCAACCTGTTGTTGTGTCTTCACAGGACAGTATTTTAACGGCAAATAATCCCATTGAATCTACAAATAGTCCGTTTTTTCAAATATACTCAACGATTTGTAATAGCAATTATCTAGACAACGGAGTGCGTAAAAATATCATGTTTTACTGTATGAAAAATTACCAGAGTGGAAATTACACATATGGGTACGGCTCGACGTATGCACACACAGCAACTAAATCGTATAATTTAGATACAATACAAACAGAAATCCGAAATCCTATAACGGGGAGACTAATGCGAGTATTACAACCTAACTCAGTACTAACTTATAAAATAACCAGAAACATAATATTAGCGCCAGATGTATATGACGATGACGGTAATGCGATTGATCCGACCGATGATCCAATTGCTGAAGATTTAAAAATGAATACTGATGAATTATTTAACCTAGTACAACCAGCTCAGGGGCAGGCGTCAGGCGTGGCAGGGGGCGGATTGACCGCCGGGGCTGTTCCCGCTGGAGTTTCTCAGCCCAAAACGTTCTACTTTAATGGTAGTAATCAGGTTGTCAATCTACAATCTGATGCAGAACTTGCAAATGACGAATCTTTGTTACAAAACAGTTTCGCAGGTCAGGGTAATCCATCGGGATTTGGTCGCCAAACTGGTAATTTTGAGGAAAATAAAGAATTTGAAGAAGAAAATGAAACAAAAAGCGCCGAACAACTAAGCAATTCTAGCATGTCACCGTTTAATCAAGAGATTGCGGAGCAGGGGATTATTCAACAACAAATTCAACAAGCAGCGGATCAACAGGCGGCAGATGCAGCGGTAGCTCAAGTAGAAGCTCAAAATGCTCCTCCTCAAATTGGAGGCGACGGATCACCACAAAATTTAGCCCAAGATGTCGATAGGGCTAGTATGTCAAATAAAGTTCTCTTATACGATTTTTTAGTCCATACTACATTAAATGAAATTATACCAGTAAGTGAGGAAATGTTTAATTCTTCAGCTGATTTATCACAAGCGTTAGCAAGGGCTTACGAGCATATTCAAAGATTTGCCGTTGGTTATACACAGGAGGGCGGAGAAACAAATCCATTAAGTGATATTGCTTCTCTAATGGATCAAGGTATAATATCAAGAGAAGAGGGTTTGGTTCAACTTGGAGATTTACTTTTTCAAAAAGTAGGTAAAACCAAATCGTCTAAAAATACGGCTTTTATGATTAATCAAAATGGTCGTCGTGTAAAACGCCGAGGTGCTGGTGGCACACCTACGGATGAGTTTTTTTATGCTATTCACCCCTTAGCCGCCAAAGAAATAGGAGAATTGTTATCGACACAAAGACCGCCGACCGGCGAAGTATCTGATCGATTGCCCACAGGAGCGACGCAAGATGTTGGTACTAGTGATTTTACGAGACAATTAGAAGCATTGATTAAACAAAGAATTGAAGACAATAATATAGTGTTACAAGAGAATAAAGTTAGCGATGATGGCGTTTTATCAGTCGATACGTATATACATGATCCAGACGGACGAGTGCAAGCCTATGCAGAACAATATCAGTTTCAACGAGTACCAAAAGAATATTATAGTACCAAAAAAGAAAATAGAAGCAATCGAAGTGGGGTCATGTCTGATATACAACGATTAGGCAAAGATTTTGATGTAGAAGAATATTTGAAAGCAGAAGCTGGTGGGTTAGGTAGCCAGTACCTAGCGAGTATCGGCGCAGATATTCCGCCCGACCAGGTGGTTCAGGGTGGTCGTCTAGACCCAGCTACTGAATCTAAATTTGCCGAAAAAGAAACGTCACTTGGTGTAGGCGAACGATCTGTTGTAGGTAAAATGAGTAATGAAGGCGAAACTCAGGCAGATTTAAGAACGGAGGGGAGTGCAATGCTACGAGCTTACGGAAAAGTACAGGAACAACGACTTAAACAGGCACAACAAAGAACGTTAGCTCAAAAGCAATCATTAAAACGAGCTGATGGGGCTGGTCAAAGAATTGATGCCGCAGTTGCTCGTGGTGGAGGAGCAGGTGGCGGTGGCGCAGCAGGCGGGGATGGAGGAGGAGAAGAGAAAAAAAAAGGATGATGATATTTTATATAAGCATTTAAAAATAATGTAGTTATAATATATAATGATAAAAAAAGTATTTGCTACTAAAATCGATTATACGCATATAACCGTTCCATGTGAAAATCCAAAAAAATGTAAAAGAAGATCCCACGTTTATGGATCTTGTGCCGAATTGCATAACCGTTCAGAATCAAGAGGATCGCATTGTATAGATGGTAAAAACATAACTATAATTATAAATAATCAAACCGAAAGACCATTTTATCCAATTAAAATCTAATGTAATATTATTTATGTATATATTAGATTTATGTTGTGGGACACAGTCGTTAAAAGATAAAACAAATTTAGAATATGTTGGATTAGATATTAATGAAATAACTGATAAAAAAATACCTAATATAATTAGTGATATTCTACTTTGGGATTATGAGAATTATTTTAAAATAAATGGATTTCCTGAATTTATTTGGTTCTCTCCACCATGCCGAGAGTATTCGATTTTAAACAATGCAAGACCCAATAAAATATGCGATATTGAAGGTTCTAATAAAATTGTATTGAGGGGGATCGAAATCATAAATTATTGTAAATGCAAATACGTAATCGAAAACCCAGCAACATCAAAATTAAAAGAGCAAGATTTTATGAAAGATTTACCATTTGAGGACGTCGATTATTGTGCCTACGGCTATCCATATAAAAAAAGAACACGCTTGTGGAACAATTTTGATTTTAGTGGAGAAAAATGCAAGGGATCAAATTGTCCGTTTAAGGTCAAAAAAAGACATATTTATTCTATCGGTAATTCATCATATAAAACTAATGTTGCCGAGATATTTGGTAATATTTCTAGACTTGGTCAAAGNTATTCGATNCCATCTAAATTAATAATAAATATTTTAAAATCTAAACAAATAATATAATGAGCAAGAACAAGACCGACACAATCGTATTGGACGGTGAGAAAATTCGTTTTAAAAAAGGGGCATTGCATCGCCAATTAAAGATACCAGAAGATCAAGACATTGGTATGGCTAATTTAAACAAAATAGCTAAGGCTGAGCTTGGTTCGATGGTGACTATAAAGGGCAAAAAGTTCAAAGTAACCCCTCTACTGAAAAAGAGGGCTGTTTTTGGTAAAAATATATCTGGACGTGGTGGTAAAAAAAAATAATATGTCTATATGATAATGTATGTCATAACTAATTATACGAAAAATAAAGCGAAACAGCTAGGCGTAACCGTTAAAAGATCAAAAAATAAAAAAAAGAAATTAGATGTTTTCAACAAACAGGGGGAACGTATAGGTAGCGTTGGAGCGATTGGTTACGGAGATTATCCAACGTTTATTCGCCAGAAAGGCAAATTATTTGCTGATAAAAGAAGAGTCGCTTATAAAAAACGACATGAAAAAAACAGAAAGAAAATCGGAACAAATGGATATTATGCTGACAAATTATTATGGTAAAAAAATATATATATATATTATATAATGATTACTACCGTGAAAAATATGAGAAATCTTCTCACGTCTTATAATGGCAGTCTTAAAAAGATGGCTTATAAAGGTGTTTGGAAAATGCGAAAAGATGAGCTAAATACAATTATAAAAAACGATTTCAAAGCCATCGCCAAAAAGAAAGGGATGCATCAGTATAAACACAAATCTGGACGTTTTACTAAAATGTATTAAAAAATATATAATAAATATATTTGTTAATATTAATGAATAGCACTTCTATTATCAGTAGTATCGATTCGTTGCCATTTGACCCAGTTACAATTTCAGGGTGGGCAATGTTCCTGGTGAGTGAGATCATGCCCTTTATAAGACAGAGCAAGAAAGGAGAAAACAACGGTGTCTTACATACTTGTCTGTGTCTATTAAAAGGAAGTAAATGCATGATTGACTCGGCTATTACGGCTGTCGAAAAATCTCCGACCAGCAATGACATCCCAAAAGACCGCAAATCCCCGCAGAATGAGGATCATCTTCCCGAACTAACTGTTTGACCTCTGACCAAACGCTTTCTCTACACTTAGGACACGCCTCGATATAAAGTTTATCGTGGCGTGTCCTAGAATACATTGCATGACATACTGGACACATATCATTAGGTGGATTGGGTGGGATTTTTGACTTTTGATTTCTTTTGTATCTTCTAGGAGGCATATACTATATAATGTATCATTTCCTTAAGCCAATATTGCAAAATAAAACGGCGATGAATAAGAGCAGTGTGTGGGGTTATCTCTCCAATTATATTATTTTTAAAACTTTGACAACATTGACAATTTCAACAATGAAAAAGTGTAAAAGAAAAAAGAAGTTGCGCCCCAGGGGAGACAAAAAGTTTTGAGCAGAAGGTTTTCGAATTTGAAACTGTCAAACCTCTCACAGTTCTCTGAGGGAGGTCTATCAGATCATGTTGAGAGCGTGGTGATACCAGCATGAGGCGAGCAGGGGGCGAGCCTATAACCAGTTGAACAGACAGATGCGAACGCACGAGC